TGAAACGAAGTGTTAACAGATATTAATTTTATTCTTTAAGATTTCTTAACAGAAAAAATTTGGTGGTTTCGCAAAAATGCCGTATCTTTGCAGCAGTTTATATTAACAGCCTGTGGGGTAATACCTACAGGCATAAACGCATATAATATGGAACATAGTTATTTTAAAATCACTTTGAAACAGGTTAATAACGTTACCGTTTATATGGTACGTTCTGACAAAGTAAGCGAGTTCATTAACAACAAAGTAGACTGCCTTTCGGGGGATTGCTCTATAACTGTTAAAGGTAGATTCCCGACACACAAAGATAGCCGTAAATGGTTTGTAGTTTCACCAACAGAAAAGAGATATGAAAAAGATTAAGTATTTTAGCTTGTCTGAGTTCTTAAACTCAGCAACTGCAAAACGTTTGAGGATTGATAACACCCCAACATTTGAGGTAGTAGATAACTTGAATAAGTTAGCTGACTATCTAGATGTTATCCGTGAAAAGGTAGGTAAACCTATTCTGATTTCTAGCGGTTTTAGATGCCCTGTGTTAAATAAGGCTGTAGGCGGTGTTTCTAACAGTCAACACCAAAAAGGTTTAGCAGCAGATTTGATTTGTGCCGATATGGAATCTTTGGAAAAGGTTCTGAAAGAGACAGGCGGTTTCGACCAACTGATAAAAGAACACCGAAAAGGTTCTAAAAGTTTTTGGTTTCACGTTTCGGTTGCATCACGTAACGGTAAACCACGTCAACAGGTTATTATGAACTTAGAAAAGAAATAAGTTATGGAAAAGGGTTTTAAAGTTTTACAGGATTCTATTTCAGTTTCCATCGACAATTTAAAGTTTGTAGCAGAAAATACTACAGGCGGTAACGGTTTGTTGGTTAATTCAGTTATCGAAACGTTACAGGCACAGAAGAAAGTTATAGAATATCTTTCTAACTGTCTTGAAACAGAAAAGGGTATCAAAAACCGCTGTTTCGATTTCCTTTGCAAAAAGGGTTTAATGAATGAATTTTATAGCAAATAAGAAAAAGGGGCGGCGTTTGTACCGTCCCTTTTCTTTTATAGATAAACACCGTTTTCAAGTTCTGAAATAATGGTGTTGTACTCATCGACCAACAAATTAACCGTGTTCAAATCTACGTTTTCAAACTGTGCATAGCCTGTTACGTCCCCTATTGTTACGGTTTCCTGTGTATTGTTCACAGGCTTGTTTATTGTGGTGTTCTGCGTGATAATAATGTAAGGTTCTAAACCATACAAAATTTGTTCGTCCCATTGCGTACCGCCTACGATATTTAATTCTGTTGTACCTGTTTTGTAAATTACATCACGTGACAAAGAAAACCTTTCCAACTGAAAGATAACACCATCACAGGACAAAAACGCAACTGCATCACCTGTAATCACGTTCACTTTGAAAGATAAGTTTATAGTTTTGCCTATATACTTACTATCTACAGCAACAAAGCCACGGCACGGAATAAATACCGAAATTTGTGCGTTATAGTCTTCCGAATTACCGTTCAAACCTGTTAACGTCACATCACCGAAATCTAGCAAAATAACGTCCTTTTCGGGGGTTTGTACCGTTATACCTGTGTTATAGTTACCGCACCGCAAAGAATCTGTACCCGATACAGGAACGTTTGTAAAAATGCGTTTGATACGATTTACATAGATTCCCAAATTAACCTCCTCATAGATTCCCTGTGTATCGTCTTTTATCTCAAAGAAACGCTGTTTAGAAAATGCGTCCAAATTGTCAAGCGTCACACAATAAACGTTTATTGCACCGTAATTACGTCCAACAGATGTTATTATGCTAGCCACCGCTTTAATGGTGATAGACACACAGGAATCGGGCACAGGGAACGAAATAACGCCACCTGTAACACTTATCGTAATATCTTTCGTTCCATCATTCCAAACGATATTGCACGAATCTATTTTGTAATTTATAACAGGTGTAACAGTCAAATTTAAAGTTTCCCCTGTTTTAACTGTCTGTGGCTGTGGTGAAACGGTGCAATTTGTCAACGCATACGTAACAGGAACGTCTTTCTGCGGTGTTTCGGGTGTAAACGTACCTGTAATAGTAACGGTTTCGTTTGTCGCAACAGGAACACTAAATGTTGCGGTTTTGCCGTTAACGTTCATTTTTCCCGTGGTTTCCGTTCCACTTTCATTTTTATACGAAACTACAGGAACAACAGAAAAACTACCGTCTGTGTTACCTGTCAACGTAATATCGAAATTTTCACCGTTTTGTACATAGTTAGCTGTAGTTCCCGAAACGTGGTTTGTTATTGTTAACTCTTTCGGTTTCGGTGTGAAAGTTCCGTTTATGGTTACTTCTTCATTTGTTTTTACAGGAACACTAAATGTCGCTACGTTACCGTTAACTTTCATCGTTCCGTGTGACGCTTCATTATACTTATTCTTATAAGTAACTACAGGAATAACCGTAAAAGTTCCGTCTGTGTCACCTGTTAACGTAATATCGAAATTTTCATCATTTTTCACCGAAACGGCATTTGTTCCCGAAACGTTATTGTTTATCTTTAACGTTTTAACTGTAGGTGTTCCACCACGTGCGTTTAAGTAACATTTCATTTCGCCTGTGTTGGCATCACCAAACGTCAAACGTTTTGAAAAATACTTACCATCTGACGAAATACCATCTATACTTCCGTTAATAACTTTTGAATCGTCACTATTAGAAACACGTGACAGGTTAAACTTAGTTATTTTTGTCGTTCCACTACTCAGACGTGAAATGTAATTGTACTCGCCATCATTCGGCAAAAAATAACAACCGTCCGCCGCTTTTCCGCAAAAGTAAATAATATTACCACTTGTGTCGTAATTTTCACTACTTGCAGCTGTAGTAGTACAGTTTGTTAAGTGATAATTAATTTTATAACTTGCCATTACTTATTTCCTTTTATAGTTACCATAATAATACTACCTGTTTCGTTTAATAGTTCCTTATTAGGAAAATCTAACTTTCTTACGTTTGGTCTTACATCGATCACGTCTGCACGGTTTGAAAGATATTTGTTAACGTTTTCACCCTGTGTCAACGTTCCACTACTAGCGAGTATTTTATCTTTGTATGTAAAAAGCACGTCCACTTTTAAACGTACCGTGCATAAGTCACCATCTTGTGAAATTTCTTTCACGAAATAATAACGGTTTAAACTTTCGATATAAACGTAATTAAAAGTAACAGGTGTGCGAGTTCTGAATCTAACAACAGGTGTTAACACATTGAAACTAGCATTTAGCAAACCTGTGTACTCGCTGTTTTCCTGTAGGGTTTTGTTTACTTCGTTTGGTTTACCGTCATAGTTGAAAGTTTTAATTTTAATCATACCCTTAAAGTTTAAAAGGGTGTTTCCTGTTCTATCAACTACAGGAAAACACCCTCAACAGTTAAACAACCTAAATTAGGCAATAAAGAACACTACAAAGTTCTCGTTTGTGTCGTTGAAATAACCTGCATCAAACTTGTAGTAGTTATTGAAAAATTCAGCCTTTGCGTTATAGTTTGTTGTTACTCGCTTATCCAAGTTAGTAACACCGAGTGCGTCACGGTCAAACATAACACCGAGTACACCGCTAACAGAAACGGTTGCACCGCTAGCCGATTTCACGTCAATCTTTGAAACGTTTGCAAAGGCATAGTCTTTGCCTGTAGCTTGCCAACTTGCCACGGTCTCAGCCTTTGGTAACAGAACGTTCTCATCGTGGAACGTGTCGGCATACAGATAAGTCTTTGCAGCGGCTGCAAAATCTGACAAAAGAACTGTGTGCAAAACGTCCTTTGGTGTGAAACGTTCCTTACCACCTATGTTAAACAGGGTTGAAATGGTCTGCAAACGGTCTGAGTACAAGCCCATTGTATATGCTGCAAAACGGATAAAATCGGGTGTGGTAATTGCTGCGTCTGCTGCCAATTGTGTGCCCGTCTTATCGTTATACAGTTTCAACAGGTTCACACATCGAACTGTTGACTCCATAGCATAGTTAACAGTTTCGTTTGTTGACGGTACGAAACCGAAAGAGGCTTTGTCTGCGTCAAAAGTTTCTGCTATCATATTGTTAATAGTACGCATCACAAGTGCATCTGTCTTAATCGTCATTGATTTCTCAACAGCGTTATAAATCATAGACAGAAAACCGTTCAACTGTGCTGCGCTACTGAAAGATTCCTTAACCTGTCTTTCTGTGATAGAAACGGGAACCTCAAAAGTTACCTTTGAGTTAAAGAACTTAGCAGAAACGGTTGGTTTGTGGAAAACGTCCTGTTTGTACTCTTTACCGTCTGTAAGATTCCACGTATCGTTTTCCTCAGCCTGTGGAACGTCTGCGGAAATCTTTTCCAAAACAGAACCAAATTCCCATGCATCCATAAGGACAGATGGAACTTTGCCCGAATATGGACGGTTAACGAAAACCACCTTACCGATATGGTTTACAAGTGATTTAACGTACTTGTCAACGGCATTTTGATTAAAAACCTCATTGCCCAAATCAACGATACCTGTGAGGTCTTCCTTTACCAAATCGGATTTACCCAAAACCTCAGATGAAACGTCATTAATAAGCGTAAAAATTTGATTTACTTCCATTTTATATAAAATTTAATAATTAATAAATATCTAAACTAATTTCTTTTGCAATCTCTGTTACCACCTGTGTTTTAAAGTTGGTTTTTCTGAGATTCATTTCTTTTTGAATAATTTCACTAACAGGAACGCTAGACGGAATACCGCTTTTACTACTTGTCTTCGTGCGTGTCTCTTGTCTGTTCCCTGTGGAATCTCTTTGCTGTTTCGTGTCATTGCCAAAATCCCCATTGTTAAAAGTTACACTTGAATCGATAGTGTTATTATTTCCTGTTTCATCAACCGTATTATTTTCGGTAACGGTTTCTTTTGATGTCACAGGATTTAACACATCATATTCGTTATTAAACACTTGAATCTGTTTTTGCCATTCGTCAAACTTAACTGTAATGATACCTTTAATAATATCTGTTGCAGTTTCGTTTGTGATAGCGTCAACCAGTTCCCGATTTCCATATTTGAAACTCAAATCAATATCAATTAAATTCGGCTTGTCTTCCCCGAAAATTGATTTGTACAAAACAGGAAAATTCGGCTCAAAAATGGTTTCAAACAAACCGTTATCCACCGTGAAAAGTTCATTAATTTTCATCTTTGTTTTCCTTTTCCTCTTCTGTTTCTTCTGTTTCTTCTGTTTCCGTTTCCGTTTCTTCTGTTTCTTCTGTTTCTTCTGTTTCTTCTGTTTCTTCTGTTTCTGTTTCCGTTTCTTCTGTTTTTTCTGTTTCCTCTGTTCCCTCATTTTCGTTTTCAGTTACAGGGTCAACATCTTCTGTTTCGCTGTGTTCGTGTCCGTCTTCCGTGGCTTTGAGTAACGATAAATAATTTTCGTGTTCAATCTTCCAACTAGAATCCAAAGTAACGGTAATGTCTGTATCGAACATTTCGTTAACACGTTTCACACCCTCAACACGTTCTGTTAACATTGCGTCAACATAAGGCATTAACGCATCTATATTCATAGAAACTTCTTGAGTATTCAAACGTTCACGTTTCATATTATAGTTTGCGTTCAAACCCAAATCGTTAAACATAGACGCTTTGTAATACTGCAAAAGTTCTATTAACTGCGTTATCTGTTGGTTACTCTGTGTAGGTGGTGTTTGCATATTAACACCTTTGAAAAACGCATTTTCACCAATTACTGAAAAATCACCGTCCAAAATCTTCTTTAAAAAAGATTCTGCGCTCTGTTTCGTCTTATCATCGCTAGCCGATATGAGCATAGTGATTCTTGTTAAAACGCTAGTCATATTTAAAGTAATAACTGCGTCTGTGTAAAGTACACCGTATTTCCCGATAACAGGGAGGATTGAATCTGCAAACGGTGTGTTATTGATAACTACAATATCTTTTCCTATATTGTAGGTTTTATCCAACTTTAACCACGGATTTGCGACAATAAAATCTTTTCCTCTGTAATACGCATCACATTCGCCACAGCGGTTTCCCTGTAGTGCATACAGTTCACCGTTAACTTTTGCGATTCCCACGTTTCCACTAGTTTGCAGAATCTTTTCAAGTTCTACCTGTGGAATCGAATCGGGTAAACCTGTGTACACAAACATCTTTGATGTCATACAAAGAACTCGCTGAAAGAACGTGTCTAGGGCGGTATCTTTGTCTTTCACCTGTGCTTGATACAAGTTATAAAGATTCTCTTTTTTCATTACTTTACAAGTGTTTTAATTAACGTACAAAGTTCTGTCAACACTTTCGTATTACTCTGTACTGTTTCGTTCAACTTGTCAGTTTCCTGCTGGTGACGTTCGTTCTGTCTCTCCATATAGAAGAAAAGGGCGATACACACAACTACAGGAAAACCAACATTACTAATTAATGATATAATTTCGTTTACTTCCATATAGCAAAACTTAACTTTGTTAATTAATGGTGCAAAGATAACTAAAATATCTGAAACCACCAAATAAAAACAGGGAAAATGTTTCACGTGAAACACTTTTTTCCCTGTCTTAACATATTTTAAGTAATAATGTTACTTCTGCTACTTGCCATTAAGTAATTACGCACAATTTCACCGATTTCGTTATTCTGATAAAACACCTTGTCGGTAGCGAAATACTTCGTTATCTGAGATTCTACATAACTTGCAGTACTCAATAACTTTCGCCTGTAGTTTGGTTTTCCGTTCATACAAAGGGAATAAATCAAACTATTCTCTGTATCCTTAATCGGTGTTGTTTTGTTATGTATATACATGAAGTTATTAACACCGTCTGAGGATTCCACCTGTATAATATTACCCTGTAGCGTCATTTCGTTAAACTGTATGTAGAAAACGAAAAGCACATCTTTCGGGGTATATTTCACAGGCAGATGCGGATAAACAGCGAGTTCCCATTTACCGCCCGTAATCATCTGCAAATTTTGATTATCGAAACAGAAATATTTGTTACTCGCTTTTTGCTTAACAATAGTACTACAATATTCTACAGCCACGGTTGCACCGTGTTCACCGAATTTATAAATATCTATTGTGCCCTGTTCCATCACTCGCACCTGTTTCAGTCCCATTTCTGTAAAATATGGGCAAAACTGATTCACGGTGTTACCCAACATAAACACTTTAACATCGTTTCGCTGTCTGATAATAGTACTTAACAGGTTCATATACAGCATAAACTCATCGGGTAAATAATAACGTCTAGTCAAAAACTCATCGAAAACTATAGTAGTTATATTCGGGTAACTACTACTTTTCTCGTGTTCCTGTTCTGACAGACAGAAACCGAAACAGAACGGCACGTTATCGGGTACACGTTTCTTTGTTTCGGGGTCATAGCTTGAAAGAAACCATTTGCCCGAAACATAAAAGACTTCGTTAAATTTACCGTTTGTAAGTTCTTCGATAACACCGTTTGAAACGTGATTTGCAAACAAACTTTCGGCACGTTTGCCCCTTAAATCCTCTCGCCATCTACGAATATAAGCCATTTGTTTTCCTGTGCGCAAATATTCTTTGATTCCATACAATAAGGTGGCATAAGTTTTACCGTTTGAACGTTCACCAAAGATAACGTTATAGTCTGCGTTCTTTGCTAAGATTCTAGACAAAGAATAAAATTTCGGTGTTTCCACCTTTTCTTTCTTCTGTTTCATATTATTCTTTCTTTAATCTGATTCCCATTAAATAATTTATATAAAGTACTGACAGGCTCAAAGTGTACCCTGTAGGCTCTAAATGAACACCTGTTTTTGTGTCATAAGTGGAAACCGTACCCAAATAATCGGTAATAGTCCCGCTTTGTTCATAATCTACATAGGTGTGAATGTTTTTACCTGTTGCAGACGGTGGAATGTCTAAGTAATTAGTAAAAGCGTCAAAGATTCCGTTTTCCCCAAATGTTTCTAACATATAAGGGATAGCAGATTTTTTGTTAACGCCAGATACCGTCAAACTGTAATCGTAATCTTTACCGTTTACCGTCAACGCTCCTTTTTCCTGTATCATATAACGTTTCGCACCCAAAGTTTTAAAACGTGTGTAACGTCCCTCATAGTCCCAAACGCCCAAAGGTTTTGCTATTCCCTTAATGGTTACAGGTTCAACCTTTTCAAATGGTATTTTATGAAACTTACAGGCTGCACGTAACTTTTGCTGTGCCAAATCGTTATAGGCTTTGAAATACTCTTTATGATTTTCACCGTTTTTTATTTTAACGCTGTCTGTATCACTGTATATGTAATCGTCACCACATTCTGCTATACCTGTAAACAGATTCCTACGTGCATACGCTGTTACATAGATTCCCCACGGATAGAAAAGAAAACGGTTTTTGCTGTCATTGTATTTATTAAGCATTTCCAAACGTTTTTCACCTGTCAAGTGTTCAACGTCCCACGATTCACCATCACAGACGATTTCATCCCGCAAAGGGTTTGTAACACTCATACCGTAACAACTGTTTAGCATTTCTTTGCTATTTAAATACTCTACCTCTTTCCCCTTAACGCCTTTCAGTTTCGTTTTCATTTCATACAGGTGCAAAATGGATTTAATAAACTCTGTAGGCAAATATTCTTTGCGGTAACAAATCATTTTGCCGATTCTGACAGATTCCCACATATAGAACTGAGAAAACACTTTGTAATCTATTTCCGTTATCGTCATACAGATTTTATTAGCGCAAACCAAACGACCGTTATTCTCTGAAACATTTTCTTTTACGAAACACTTACTAACAGATATTGGATTTTCATTATCTGATTTTGCAAAAATGTTTGTAAATTCCACGTCAAAGACACAGCAGTATTTTGATGTCATAAACTCAAATTGTTTCATAGACTTAACAGGAACGAAAACCCCTGTACTCATAGGAAATTTTTCGCTTACCATCACATAGGGATAACTACTTGTAAAATCGTAACTATCTACGTCTTTTATAACTTCGTCTGTGTACTTTGCATTTGCGTGTGTGAAACCTCCCGAAAAAGCCCTTTGTAACATTTCAAATTCTTCTATACCTGTTATATTTAAGTTATGAATTTTATCCAAATACTTAAAATTTTGTATGGTTTTGCCTGTTTCGGGGTCTGTTGTCTTAAAACACACGTAACGGCAATATTTACGCACGAAACCTGTCTTTGTTATCGGCAAATGAGTAATGCTTTTGTATTGTTCGATAAGTTCCTGTATATAACACATAACTACTTTAATATCGTTCAAACAATAACCCATTTCTTTTTGTGTCAACGGTGTTTTGCTGTGCCTTAACAGGCTGTAATCTAAATCACCGACCAACTTTTCACATTTATATTTGTGTAACTGTTCACCGAGTTTTGCAAGTGAATAACCCGACAACAAATAACTGCATCTAAACTCTATACCGTTTTCTGTTATTCCGTAAATAGGTTTTCTAAGGTCTATTGAAAAAACCTTTTCCCAATTTAATAACTCTCTGAAAAATTGGAACTCATAAGCCAAATTGTGAACGTATATGATAATACGTTTCTTTTCAGACAGGTTTAAAATATCTGAAATATCATTCAGCATATTAATAAATTCGTCCCACGTGCGCCCGATAATGCAATAACCGTTAATACCAAATTGCCAAACGTACATTAAAGAACATTTTTCCATTTTGGTTTGCTTACCACCTAATTTAATATAACGGTCATAGGTGTATGTTTCACCGTCAACGTCCCTATAAAAAGATGTTGTTTCTATATCGAAAGATACAGGAACGTTTAAAAACTTTTCGCCCTTATTGTTTCCTATAAAATTCTTATCGTTCACAGCCAAAGACAAAACTTTGTGAATGTCTTTCGGTGTGAACGTTTCTGTATGTAGTGCAAAGGGAATCTTTTTCATTATAAACCAAATTTTTTAAAATTGTCTAATATACGCTTTAACGGTTCATCTGTATTATAGGAATCCACGTCATTTATAAATGCTTCTGCGTTTGGGTCATTGCCTATTTGCTCTAAGGCATCATCTAAGGCATTTTCAATTTTTACCGCATCATCTTCGATTTGGTCTGAAACGTCTTTGGATTCCTGTTCTAGTTCACCTGTAAAATCTTTATATTGCATTAAGTACTGTTCCAAAAAACGCTCATCTGAAACACTTGCAATTTTACCCATTAACTTATTTTGCATAAGGGCAAAACTTTTATCGTCCAAATCATAGGCTTTTTTCAAGTGCTCTGCGTATTCTTTCGTACCTGTTGCAGTAGATGTTGGCTGACGTAAAAAAGAAACCGCTTTGGAGTATTCTATCTTTAAATCTTCCCAACTGTGACGCATAGAGAATTTTGTGAAACCTGTTATATCACCTTTGTTAAGGGCAACAACAGCTGGTGAAACTATACCCAATTTTTCCACGTTCTGAATGCGTCTGTTTGCTTGTTGAAATACACGTGCAATCTCTTTACGCAAATAGCCACGTGATTCTACAGCAGTTAATATTTGCTTATCTAATTGCACTTTGCTAGTAAGTGCAAACGTTTTATTTGTAAACCCTATAGGATTCTGTTTAGCCATTTTAAGAAAGATTTAAATTAAACAAAGACAGGGACGAACAAAATAACTTCGCCCGCCCCTGTGAAACCAACACTACACTAACAACTTTTACTTATCCACGAATGTGATACCATAGCACTTCTTTGCGTGCGATTCATATTCGTAAATAGTATAGCCAACTTTGTTTGCTTTAATTGCGTCAACCGCATCACTGTTAGCGAGAATCTCTCGCACCGTATCACCTGTGAACTGTGGTAAGTTCACTAAACGCTTGTTTTCAGCGTCAATAATCACAGGTGAATCGCCCAACTGTGATTTGTGAACGTACATACCATTGATAGGGTGCACCACGTCACCGCCACCGTCTTTCTCGCTGTTGTAGATGTCTGTTAACTTAACAAATGGAAAATCTGTGGTATCAATACCGAAACTAGTCTTATTGAAAGTACTAGCAAAACTAAAACCTTTTGGCATAACTTTATAAATTATTTAACGTTAAACTTCGTGTTACCTGTGAAATGAATCTACTTATCTTCGTTCATACCGTTTGCAGCTGCAAACTCATTCAACCACTTTTTAAAACGGTTCAACTTGATAACCGCCTTATCATCTTTGGCAACCTCATTACTAGTCATCAAAGCGTTAACACTTGTGATGCAGTTAAAAACAGTCTCATTAAAATTTTCGTTCATAATTACCTTAATTTAAATTGTTAAACTTATATTGTTTCTAAAACTGCTGCAAAGATACGGCATTTTTGCGAAACCACCAAATTTTTTCTGTTAAGAAATCTTAAAGAATAAAATTAATATCTGTTAACACTTCGTTTCA